AAATAGGCGGAAGCGTTCACCGAAGAAAACTTATAAGCCCCACAGATGAGGGTCAATCTATGAACGGAACAACAGCAAGGATATACCTAGCCATACTAGGTCTAGTTCTTGTGACGGTTGGGGGTATCTCGGTTGCCTCGCCGCCCACGCAACTCGCCGGAGTTGCACAGACGGTTGGCGCACTCCTGATATTCTTTGGTGCAATCGGACTTGCACTGACAGCGACATTCGGCGCACCTTCTGTCTCTGGACTGACCAACGGACAGCAAGCGGCACTGACTTTCGTTGCCTATCTGACGACTTCCTTCGGTTCCATCAATGTGGCCCTACTCGGCTTCACAGGGTCGAGTCTATGGTATGCGTCCCTGATTCTGGCCATATTAGGTGCAATAGGACTGGCTTTGAAGGAAGCGATAGGAATCGCCCTAACTGCCGCAACACAGTGAGTCAGAAAAGTTTCTGACTCCATTTCTTTTTTTACCTTCTCTGATAGGCTTCGTCTGTCCCTTTCTCGTCGCCAGAAGGCATTCCCCACACACTCTTCTGGAACTCTCCGAGGTCAAAGGGAGACTTCTTTCTCTCTAGGAACTTCCGGTATTCCTCTTTGCCTACAAGGATGGGATTCCAAGTCAGAGTCCCACAGTAGACGCAGTTGATGGCTCCTTCTTGAAAGCCGTAGATGCCGTAGCGGTAGACTCCGTGGCAGACCAAGCATTTGACGTAGACATAGTTCTGCCAGTCTAAGCCATTGAGAGCGTCGTAGAAGTTGTTGGCTGGCGGTGGTGCTATCCGTCTACTCGCCATTCTGTTTCACCTTCAATTTCTGAAGATATGCGATTGCCTTAGATAAAAGGGTTATGTCGTCAAAGAAGAAGCCAAGTCCTTTGTTACAATTGGCACAAAGGAGACCTCTCACTTCACCAGTCTTGTGGTCATGGTCTATTGTTGGTGGAATACCCATTACATCAGGTCTGGCAGTAATAACGAACAACCCACCACAGAGAGCGCAAGCACCACCTTGTTTGTCGAACATAGTCTTGAATTCTTCCTCTGTAAGACCATAGCGACCAACTCGTTGCTCAAGTCGGTGAGTTTTGCCCCAATCACTCATCTGTTTCAAACGGTTCGCTTTCTCTTCTGGTGTTTGCTTCATAAGCCGTTCTTTCTGTTTCTTCTTGCCACCTGTCCGATACTTCTTCCGTAAATAAGCCTTGCGACAGTTATGACAGATATACCAATTGTCTCGGCGGTCTAAGGGATACCAATTCTCCGTTGTCAGTTCGACACCACATTTCTTGCAAAAGTGGGTCATCATTCACCACTCTGTTTGACTTTAAGTTTCTGTAAGAGTTCATCCATGTCGTCTGGACTCATGCGCTTTATCTCGTCCTCGTTCATCTTATAACCTTTTCTAAGAGTGAAGACTACTGCTTCATAGTTGTTGCCGTGGGCCATTAGGTCTCTGATGTGCATATAGTCGAGCCAGCCGATGGTTGCTCCTTGACGGTAGAAGCGGTCTTCCCACCAGTCGAAAACGGCAACGATGGCAACGCCGCCAACGATGATGGCAACGCCTAGCCAAGTGTAACCGAGCAGAATGGCGGGTATTCCGGTGGCAAGGTCGTAGGCTATCGAGACGATAGCGACCAAATCATTGGGATGGAGTTTCGCCAATTTTACCACTGAAGTCAATCAACCCGTCCAAGGCCAGCAGACACTTCAACCAGAAAGCCGGAGTGACAGTGCCACGAAAGATGAACTCTTCTGGCGGCATCAGCCTCTCATCGGTTTTATCCATCAGTCCTCGCTCGATGAGTATCTTCTTCTCTTCATCGGTTAAACCCTTCTTCTCATTGCCATACTGGATAAGTCGGAAGACCCGCTTTTGGTCTTCTTCATCGAGCGCATACTGAGTGGACAGTAGATTATGGAGCACTTGAGTTATCTCCGCCTCGGAAGGCGAAACAGCGTTAGCACTCATATTGAAAAGATTTCATGCTTGCCTTATAAGTGTTCTACTGGCCGTAGTGAGAGAAATGAGTCATTGGAAGGCCGCATATGGCGCACTTCCCCATCTCACCCATCACGGCATTGTGAGGCTTACCGCCAGTCGGATTGGTGGCTCTCTGCTTGTTCTCTTCGTTCTTAGGCCCAATCTGTTGCGATTGAGGCGGCAACTGGACTTCTGGTTCAGGAGCAGGAGTGGGAGCAGAGGTCGGAGTCTGAGGCGCAGGAGCAGGGGTGGCGGCAGGTTCGTTAATCATGTCCACTACATTGGCGAGGTCAACGAGCATATCACGGATTCTGACGTAGAACTCGTGCTCACTGAAGATGTCCTCAACTTCTGAGAGAATCTTGTCCACTTTCCCAAGTGCGTCGTCTTCCCACTTCGGCTGGCCAGTCTGAGCCGCATTGACTCCCATCGGACTTCCACGGTAGGAGAGGTCGGGCATTCCACCTGCCTCTTCTTTAGGACGCTTTGGACATTCGGTTCGATGCTTCATGTAGACATCGTAACGACTTGGTGTTGGTTCTGGTTCTCCATATCCTCTTGTTGGGAAGTCATCTTTCCCACAATAAGGACAAACGAATCCTAATGCTTCACCACCTTCTGGTTTAGAGGCGAGCGTCTGTCCTACACCCTTCCACGAGCCGGGTTCTTTGCCAGCATTGATGTCTTGAATACACCTTTGGCAAGCACTCCATCCTCTCTCGTCTGCACCGAGGACTTGACCACAATACTTGCAGAACTGCATCGATTCGTCTTTCGGCTTTATCTCTGGTTCGGGTGCTAGTTCGTCGCCCATCCTCTGAGCGAGATGCTGTTGCCCTGCTGATGGTCTGGCTTGTCGTCCTATCTCTTCAGGTTTCTTGAGGTCTTCAGGATTGACAGGTGGAGAGCGTGGTTTCACAACACGGCCAAACTTATCGGTGTCGGTAGTTTCTGCACCCGGCAGGTCGGCCATCCATTGTGCCCATTCTTCGTCATCGGTTGCCTCTTCTCTGTAGACATTGCCGATGTCTTTGTCAGGATGACGTTGAGCATAGTGCTGTGCAATCTCATCGTTGGAGTTCGGCAACCTTTCGTTGCACTCAGGACAGACTCTCGGTCTCTCCCACTGGCTCTCAGGAGCATGGCCTTCAGTGACGGCATCGAGAGCCATTTCAACAGCGTCATTGATGTCAACACCCTTGGGCTGGCCACGAGCGTCACGCAGTTGTGGAGTCAAGTCCATCGTGTTCTCTTCACCATCGGCGTAGTAAACGATGGCATAGAGTTTGCCGGAGATGACCTTGTAGTTGTCGAGAGCGAGAAAGGCTTCATTAATTTTGGTGACGGCATCGACTATTCCATCCGGATTTCCGCCAAGAGAGAACTTGAAGGAATAGGTGATAGCATTAGGGTCGGATTTCGACGGCGATTTGGTCATTGTGGCGTTGTTGTCAAACTGGTGAAGAACGTCCTGCAAGACTTCGGCCTTCTGGTCGGCCTCTGCGCCTCTGCCCCCAATCCAGCCTTCCCACACACGGTATTCCCAATTGTCGAGGTAGAGGTCAACCTTTTCCCAAGGTTTGACTACGCCTACCATCTCACTTATCTGCTCAGTGTCGTCTCCCGGCTCACTCACTGGTTCCTGCATATACTGAGGCCGGGGTTGTGCGGCTGGCACTTCCACTCCCATCTGATTGATTGTCTCGGCAGGTTCCGGCTTCTGTTGTCTCTCTGCAATGGCTTGGTCAGAGGGGTCGGCAGGGGTCAGGTCTGGTGAATCTTCCGGCATGATGCCATTCTGTTCCGCCCATCGTTGAAGCATCCAATCGTATTTAGTGCTCTGCGGCATACTACATTTCTTATGGTTAAGGAACTATTTAAAGCCTCTAGGCCCATCCAAGCCAGTCTGAAGGATTGTCTGGAACGGCTGTTCCCTTTGTTATCTGGAAGCCCATGATGGCGTTAGCCAGTGAAAGGAGCACATCGTCTGTGGTGTCGCTGTTGTGCTTCCAAATCTTCTTGTCTGACGTTTCTGTGAGTTCAGGATACTCGGCCAGAATGTCGCTGACGATGTAGTTCTTCATCTGCTCGTCTGGCTCGTTGTAGAAGCGGAAGCGAGCAGGGTTGGTGATGTAGTCCATTGTAATGTCGATGGCGTAAGTGCGGTTGGCCTTGATTATGGAGCCATACAAGGTCGGCTCAATCTTGAGAGGTTGAGTCAGAAAGCCGTTCATCATCTGAATCTTTATCACACGGTTCTGGAATTGCTTCCAGAGCAACTGGTTCTGCATTTGGCCCGACCCTTCGTCGCAGACACAGAGAGAAGCAGGGAAGCGTTTCAGCAGGTCGCCTACTCGTTTGACTTGCAGAGAGATGTCCGACTCGTCAATCTTCTCAATGTAGAGAACATCGATGGTGTAGATGTCTGGCAATTGCAACAGTCGTGGGCGGATGAGGGTGAAGACAGTGTTGGACTTCGTGATGCCCCAATCTACGCCAGCAATCAATAGTTCGCCCTGACTGAATGTGCCCTTCGTGAGCATGGGACTGAACAAGGTCTCCATGTAAACTCTGTCGGTTGGTCTGCCCAAGCCAGCGTAGAATCTTCCGAGCACTTCGTTCTGGAATGCTTGTGCGGTTGGCGAATGCTTCCGTTTGAACTCGAACTCTTCAGGAGTAATCCAGTATTGCTTCACCGACCCGTCAGGGTTGTAGGTGAGAGGCACACCAACAGCGAACTCTTGTGATATGTGGTAGCCAGACCACTGCCCATCCCACTTGGGGTTGGTCGCTTTCCATTCTTTCGTCACCGTGTTGAACTCTTTCATGTCGCTCGATTCCCATAGGTTGGAAAAGCCGCTACCCGTCAACAGAGGGGTTCCAACGACGAGCATCCGCTTGAAAGACGAGTGAGACATTCCTGCTTCAGCAATCGGAATAGCATTGACTCGGTAAGACTGGAACTCGTCCAACACAACAGCGTCAGCGTCGATGCTTCTGAGTGCTTCGGTGTCTTCGTAAGCCGACATGAAGTATATCTCGGACTTGTTCAAAACGGTTTCTCGGACAGCCATGCTCTGGACTTGGGCCATAAGAGCCGGACTCCTCTTCAGTTGCTTCTGCCATCTGTCTCGGCTGAAGATGTCTGCCTTTTGACCGGATGCGGTGGCATAGACATACTTGCCGGGGTGTGTGAGAGCATGATAGAAGAGCCAGTTTACGACCCATTCTGACGCTTCCATCTGTCTGCCCTTTTCGAGAATAATCCGCTTACTTTCGTCGTGATAGAGTTGGGTGAGCCAAGGGCGGTTTCTGAACCACATATCCGGCGTAGCGTCGGGGCCAGCCTTCTCCGGAATCTTCACATACGACTCTACGAACTTCTGGATGTCCGAGAGGTCGAGTTCGACTTTCTTGGGAGTTTCAGCCTTGATGTCCTTGAACTCTTTCTTGAGCGAGTTGAGCATTCGCTCGTTTGTGGTTGCCATTTGCCGAATCTTTATATAGTCAGTAGAGGCATTTAAGTGTTGCCATGAAACGGGTGAAGGTAGCCTACTATGGTCTCATTACTGACATCCCTGAAGAGGGAATAGAGATTCAGGGAGAGTCTATGGTCATGCCCTTCTCCGCCGCCGAACCGCCTTACTATCGGAAGAACGCCGATGGAACTATCGATTACTTGGATTGGGTCGCAATCTTTGACATAGTTGATGAGGATGCCAAAGATTGATTGGAACGACAAAGAGCAAAGGAAGTCGTATAACAACGACTATAACAGAAAACGCTATTCTGAAGACCAGAAGTATCATCAGGAGAAATTAGCCCAAGGTAAGAAATGGAGACAAACTCACCCTATAAGAGCACGAGAACTCAATCGAAGAAGGAATTGGAAACATCAAGGAATGGATGTGAAAGCCGCAGAGCAAGTTTACTATTCATCTAACCACTGTGCAATCTGTGGTCGAAAAATCAGTGGGAAGGATAAAAATGTAGACCACAATCACAAGACTGGCAAAGTGAGAGGAGTGCTCTGTTTCCGTTGCAACAGAATAGTAGGCTATGTGGAAAATTACGAATACTTTGCGAAAGTGAAGGCTTACTTAGGTTTCGACATTCAGGAAGAAGGAGAAGGCTGAATGGCCTTCTTGCGCCCTCTTCGTTCAACAATAATGCTGTTGCATTTGTCGCAAGCAATCTGCTCTGCTTGGTCTCCCTCATTCATCTCGTAGAGGAAGAACTCGCCACAACTGAAACAGAAAATCCGATAGACTCCGTGAGGAACCTTACTCTTGGGAGTCCCGTCTTCGTTGACTTCGACCACGGCTTCGGTGACAGGGTTGGAGTCGATGATGCCCCAATTCCGCACATCCTCGGACAACTCTGGCAGAGAGCAGATGAGGATGAAGCGATTGTCTCCTTGATGGTCGAAGAGCAGGTCAGCGACGGAGTGCTCTTTCTCCTCGATGCTAGGTCGAGTGATGTGGTAAATGTAGTCGTGCTTTCTGAAGAGCCGAAGCAACGGGTCGTTCCGTATGGCTTCCTTGAAGTCGTCGTCCTTCAACTCTTGGAAAGTCTTGTTGCGCTTTTCGAGTGGCGGAATGTTCTTCTTCAGAATCTCGTTGAAGCCAGCCACCAAAGCGGCTTTGTTATACTTCATGGCCTCTTTGTCTACTCCCTCTTCGCTTTCGATGAGATGGAAGACCATGTAGAGTTGTGACCACTCCATGATTTCGGTAGAGTTGTTACGAAGTAGACGCAAACAAGCGTTTATCTCGTCTTTGGTTAGTTTTCTACCCACTCTTGTCACCATCCAACACGGATTTCAGGAGTTTGGCGGCTTCTACGACTTTGGCGTGGTCAGTGTCTCTAATCTCAAGACTTCCATCAGACCACTGTTCGACGGTTCCATTAAGGGCATCTGAGAGCAGGTCTGAAATCTTTTTCAGTCTTGGGTCGTTTTCAGGCATAAGCACTCACAGTTTCTTCCACTGTCTGTATTAGCCTTTTGCGCCTCTTAACCTTCTCCCAAGCGGCATTGACAGCCGCCCTTAATTCGTCATCACTCATGTTGTTCATTTTGGCGTAGAACTCGTCGGCATTGGATGTGCCCCACATTCGGCACATCTCTGAGATGACATTGTGGCTGTCCAGTCCGAGCATGATGCCCAACCGTTGCTGAATGGCTCTCGCTTTGCCCCAACACGAATGGTCGTCAGAACCGAAGATGTTGCTTGACATCACTTGGTCACTTTCTTCATGTCTTTGTCGAAGACAATTGGCGGAAACACCGAAACATCAATGTATCCGATGAGTGCTTTCGTGTGGGGGTCTTTCCTTGGAAGTATCTCAGCCATACTCTTGGCATTCTCCGCTACGCTATTTAAGGGTTCTTTCTGACCAAATCTGAGTCGGGACTTGATGACCTTTAGGCTTGTGCTCTCGTCCCACTCGATTCCTTTGCGACTGGCCTTACCGTAGCACTTTGTTCCCATCGGAAAACTTGGCCAGTCACGCCTATTTCCGTTGGCTCCTTCCCGTTGCAGAAAGCGCAT